GAAAGATATGGACGCAGCTCTATATTCTAATTGTCCGTATTCCATACAACGCCGATTCATTGTGATCACCGTAACAGCCAAAAGACAATTCCAACGAGTTGTTGATGGTGTTACTTGCGGTGTAGACACTGAAAAGGTGCGTGCGTTCAACAAGGCACAACCCACAACGCCATTGTTTGATGATATTTGGGAGTTTACAGTTGAGAAAGCTGTGAAACCCGAAAAGATGTCAACAGTAGCGCGGTATAAGACTCTCTTCCACAAGGGGAAGAAACTTGCCAAGATCAGTATCTATCAATTGATCTCATTTCTATGTGATGACTTTGATACACACCGTAATGGCCAAGAAAGCCTCCTTGCTGGCATGAGAGCACGTGATAATACATTGAAGCGATGTTGGTTCATCGATCCTCTTGGTAACAGGTGTCCACAATTGGAGGGACACTGTTCCAAGCATGATCGTATGGAGCGTCAATTCGGTGGTAAAATACGTGATGCTGCTTATGCACTTATACCAAAAGCCCGTCAGAGAGTAGACACTGATATTCTCGAACGGCTTGAGGACAAGGCTGCCCAGGTCCTCTATGAAAAGGGCAGTAGATTCTTCAAAGAATTTGATTGGGTTGAATTCATTCCCCAGTCAGTGGTGGATTATATCATTCGTGATGCGGATGATTTTCCCTTTGAAGATTCGTGGAGGCGTTCCATATTTCAACTCTTGTACAAGGATGTTCTTGAACAAGACTTTGAGAGGAATGCCAAATCCTGCACATGGTTTTGTGGTATGATGGCTGTTTTCAGCTTCTTATTCGCATGGTTTACGTTCGGCAATCCATTTTATGGACTTCCTTTTGCAACAATGGCCGCCATTTTCTACTTGTCTTATATGGTAAAGTTACAAGATGCTCTTGAAAAAGAACTTCTTGTGAAGTTATACAATAAGAATCTCAATGTCTCACCGATAGTTAAATCTGTCCGTGATGATCGAGTAAAGTATGCAATTGGTGGTTGTGCTGCATTGGGTTGTCTCTATTTCGTGGGTAAAGCTGTACGTGATCATTATGCGAAGATGAAAACGCAAGGATCTCTTTCACCTGTAACTCAGGCGGAAGTTGATGAGCGTGATGCTGAGAAGAATGTATGGACGCAAGTTACGTCTAGACCCCTCCCCATTTCCGACATTTCGAAGACTGTGACACCTAGTGTGTTACAAGGTCTTGTTGACAAGAACCAAGTTTGTTGTCAAATGGAACGTCCGGATGGGTCGATTGGTCAGATGAACTGCCTCGTACTCCGGG